GTGGTTTTCTTTGGGAATCCTTCAGCGGCATATACTTGTGGGGTTTTATCTTTTTGTGATTGTCTTTTTTTTGCTCCTTCGACTCTTTTTGAAACTAATTCCTGTTCTTCTTTAGTTAACTTATTCCATTTTTCTTTATCTTCCATAATTTGTTTCAAAACACTAGATGAAGTACTTTTAACTCCCGTCTTTTCCATTATGGATTCTATTTCTTTTCCTGTCTGAATTGCTCGTTTACTTAACCCTGTTTTATATTGGCTAATTTTATCGTAATCTTTTTGAGAAGGCAATAATTTATCTGTTAATTTCCCTACTAAATTGGTTGCGCTATCTATAACCTTATTAATACTTTTTTGTGAAACCAATCCCATAGTGAATCCAGAAAGAATACCACTTGCTACATTCTTACCAACATTTGCCGCGCCCATTGCGGCCCCAGTTGCTCCCCCACCTACTTCTTTTGCAACTTTTCCAAATTCACCTATTCCTTTAATCAAACCCTTTATGCCGCCAATTGCGCCAGCAATTCCTAATCCTGATTTTAAAAGTTTAGTAGGTAAGCCACCTTTTGTGCCTCCTAAAAATTTACCTGCGCCTGTACGGAAGAATTTTTTTAATCCTATTCTGCCAACTTGTGCGGCTTTTCTAACAATGCCCTTTTTCCCCGCCTCGCCACGGCCACCTTTAAGAAAATTTAAAAAACCTTGCGCTTTTTGCCAAGCCCAATGTGCCATCTGTAATACCATTTTAAAAAGCCATTGTGCTTTAAACCATTTAAAAAATGCGGTAAAGGATGAAAACATACCTTCAGAGGCTTTAGCCCCTTTTTTACTTATACCAAGTCTTTCGTTTTGTTTTTCTTGCATTTCTGCGGCTTTTGCTTTAACAGACATTCGACCAGACGCACCACCCATATTACTTTTAATAGCCTTGATGCCTTTACCTATTCCTATTTTGGTTTGCCTGAAACTTCTTTTAACATCTCTAACCCCGCGCCCGATTTTAGTTTGCGCCAAGGCCATTTTTAAACCGCCGCCTTTTTCTTTAGAAGTAACAGTTTGAAGAAATTTCATAGTACCCAATCCAAAATTAAGAAGATTTTTCCCCATTCCAGCAATTGAGTTCGTGGCCTTTGCAATAGAGCCGAAAAAAGTAGTACTGAAAACAGAATCCAATTTCCCTGCTACTTTTGTAGTCCTATCGCTGAATTCTTTAAATGTTTTATTAATCTCTTTGTAGAATTCTTTATTTTTTTGAAGCCTATACCCCATCTCAAAAAGTTCGAGTTGTTTTATTTTTTTGTTGTAATCCTGCTGGAGTTTGAGAGACGTTGTTAATTGTTCTTTATTTTTTTCAATCCTTGATTTTTGTATTTCTTGCTCAACTCCTCTCATTTTTTTATGAAGGTCTTTTAACTCTGTTATTCTTAATTGATTATTTTTTTCTCTTTGTTTTTTATGGCTATCTTCAAATTTCTTTATACTGTCAGCAATGGATTTCCCATCATCCTTTACAATACCAGCAACATCTTTAAAAAGTTGTTTAACATTTTTTGTAATATTATCCAATGTACCCGTAAGTTCTTGGTGTTGCTTTTGTTGTAACGTGATTAGGTCTTCTGTTGTTGCTGTTCCAGCCATATTGAAAAATTCCTTTTATTAAAGAAGAATTGAAGTCTTCACTACTATTTATTATTGCGAAGTTGTGACTATTTAAATTTTGGTTCTATTGTCTTCTTCTGCTTTTTCCTCGTTTTTAGTTCTAAGCAAAATATCTAACAGAATAATTCTATCGTTTACGGAAAGGTCTAGGACATCTCCAATGCCGCCCAAATGTCCTTTATAACAAAGATTAAAAATCTCCCCCATCAAGTCTTTATAACGCTTGACTAAAAAATCTGCCTTATATTGTAACCCGAAAAAAGGTCAGAGGTTCCAACTCTATCTTGCCCCCCTTCCCGCAATCTGCACAATAGTATTCTTTTTCCAACTTATAACCGTAGGCCGTGCTTGTCTTGTTGTTGAAGAACTCGATGATTACTTTTAAATCGGAAGGAGATAGGGCATCAAGAAGTTTAACTACTTCGAAGTAGTTGTCGAATTTAATCGTTTCTCCCTGAGGTTCTGTTACCTTTTCTGTGGCGTGGGCGATGGAAATAAGAAGCCTTGTTAAAATATCATCAGGCAACGCCTTCATCGCTTTGTCAATTTCCTTCAATTTTTTCAACGTGGTAAAATTGAGATACCAGTTAAATTTGGTTTCGGGCAGTTCGACTTTGAATGGGTACTCGGCATCCGCAGGCACGACAACAAAATTCAAGTCCTCTTTGTTTAACTTAATAGGAACTTTGTGGTTTTCGGAATCCGTGATGTTGATGTCTTTTTCTCCGGGGAACGTGATGGCAGACAGTTCAATTAAGATGTAGTCTTGGTCGAAAGTCGTCAAGTTTTCCCAATCGAAATTAGGCTGTCCTTCAAACTTGGCGCACTTGGCAATCAAGTTTAAAAGGGAGTTTTCCTTGGACGAAAACATTTCTTTAATCAGAATTTTTTCGTCTTCCGTTGTCAGTTCCCTGATTTTGATTTCCTTCGGATAACCGCACCTTCCATTTGAGGGGAGGTTGAAGTTAAACCAGACTACCTGCTTTGCCTGCTTCTCTTTCATCGATTTGATGACGTTAAGAATGTGATTCGGCGGTAAAGCACTCACTCTTTCGAACTCGTTGAACGATACGGGGGCCGCAGGCGCAGTTTGAGGCGCGGGCGGTGTTGCCGTTGCTTGCATTTTTTGCTTTGCAATTTGTTGTAAATCTTTTGATTGTGTTTCCATTTGTAGAAAATCCTCCTTTCTTACAATGTTATTTATGGAATTTTATGATTTTAGAACTTTTTTCGAATATTTATAGGGAAGCCTTTGATTTTTGCTTCGACTTCTAATTTTTTCACTTTATTTGTTATGGCTTCAGGATTTTCAACTGTAAAATAATCGATGGAAAATGTAACGGGAAATGTAACAATACCTTCAGTGGCATAATCAAGCGAAACAGCACCTATATCTTTAGGCCAAATTCCCGCCAATTTATAAATTCTTTGACGTGAAGACGTTATTTCTTTATCCGATATTGTAATTGATGGTTGAGAAAATGGTAGTTTTGGAAACATTTTATTTATACTTGGGGGTATGCTGGGAAGTAAATTGGACATACTAACTGGTAATTTACCTTCCATTGTATTTACTAATCCTGATAAAACATTTTTACCTATTGTTAATGATTTTCCTGATGCCGAACCGTTTGATATTAAAATAACATCAGCACTTCTTTTATATCCAATATTTTGAAGACTTTGACTGCTTCCGTCTTGATATTTATATACGTCTTCTCTCCAAGTTTGAAAAAAATTATATGCCACATTCGTTATATCATCACGAACAGTAACCTTCCAATCTTGAAAATCTGTTTTCCCGGCCACCTTTAATTTACTACCCATCCAACCCACTCCGATTTGAGTACTTGATGAAACAGGAGTTTCTGTCGATGCTATTAAATTAGTTACAAATGGGTCAGCGGCAGGAGTTCCTACACTTGTCGCATAATAAAACTTAACTTGAAATAAATAGACTCTGTAAAAATCTAAATGTTGATTTAAAGTCTGTTGGAAATCAGCAGGGGAAATACTCATTTTATTATTTAACTCCTTCGATTTTATAAAAATCGAACGATAAAGTTACAGGAAAAGTACTAATAGCATCCGATTCATAATCAAGTTGAATATTTCCTATTTCCATAGGCCATGCGCCGTAAATACCATATCGCCTAATATTGGTTTCTAATTTAGGAGATATCATTTCCACATTAATTGTTTTTTTATATCTACTTGGTAATGAATTTGTTGTTTCTGGATAAATTATCATTCTCCAATCGTTGAAATATTTAAAGGCCTTGCCATCTGCATCGTCTCTTACGGTGATTTGCCATTGTTGCGGAATTGTTCTTCCCCCTTGCTTGATTTGAGAATGCATAAAATCAATAATTTGTGCGCTCGTATTTACGATAGGGGTTTGAGTATTTGCAATCCATTGGCATTGAAATTCGGAATCTGTTCCGATAGTTACCTTAAAAAGATAAGTTCGAAAATAATCCATTAAAATATTTTGGTTAAAAGTTTCTAATCCTAGTTCATTACTCATGTTACGTTAGGAGGTGCAGTTACACCGACAAAAAATCTATCGAAAGCAAAGTCTACACTATAAGTCAAAATGGAATCATTAGAATAATCCAAATTGCCTCCACTAATCCTGACAGGAAAAGCACCATCCAATGTGAAACTCACATCTGTTTGTTCCTGTCCCAATTCATTTAACAATAATAAAGAAATAGGTTGTTTGTAATAACAAGGTAAATTTGATACTCTTGTGGATGAATTGTATGCCATTAACTGCCATTCATAAAAATATCGAAAAGTACTGATGCCCGTTTCTTTACCCAAAGGAATATTTTTTGCCGCTAATAGTTTTTGGAAAATAGTTTGACCTTGCGAAATATTTGCTGTATATTTTCCCCAATCTGGAAATTGTCCTGTTGCTACAGGTGTGCTTCCCGGCGGTGTAAGATTAAGCCTAAAAGTTGCATTCCAATCTTGAAAAGTTGTTTTAGCAGAGATTTTGAACTCGCTGTTATAAAAGGCAACTTTTGTTGCCTCTGAATTCATAACAGGAAAGGCTGTAGAAGCCGTGCAATAATGAAATCCGTCTCCGGGATTAATAATTCCCGACATTTTGGTAACTATTCTTGGAAGATGTATACGAAAAAGATAAGTCTTTTGATATTCAATACTGTTGATTTGCGTGGCGAACTGCGAAACTTTTAACTTTTCTTCCATTTTTGATTAGTCTTCTTGGTTCCTGTAGCCAACCACTTCGAAAATTGTATCCGCTTAGACTGTCGGTTCGAACTCGTCAAAGTTAAGTGTTACCGGGAACGTAATAATTCCTTCTGTTGCGTAGTCCAGCGTCATCTGTCCAATGGAACCCGGCCAAGCATTGACAATCTTATATCCCCTGCCGTGATTACCGCGATTGTCCAAGAGATAGAGGTCGATAGGATATTTGTATTGGTTCGGAATATGTGATTGCCCACCGCTCAGTTCGCCAGCCTTATCAGAAGTCTGA